ACCATGTCCAGACATGTTTCCTTGTGGAGTAGTATCTGATTGTCCAGATTGTAATACTTCACTAACTACTACTGGACTTTTTACTCCAGTTATATATTCTGGTCTTTGTAATCTTGCATCGGATGATTTTACACCAAAATGTGCAAGAATATTTTCTATATATCTAGTACCACCTCTTGCGTTCTTTTCAAGCCATTCTTGTAATCTAAATGCTCTACGCAATTCATTAATTGTTGTTGGTTGTACTTCCATTGAATCTGCTGATGCAAATAATTGGTTTGCTCCAATTGGCAAACTACTTGAATTGTTATCCACAGGTATATCATAAGGTGTTCCGTCTAATGTTGTTCCAGCTGATGGGTTATTTACGAATACTTCTGCTTCTCCACTTACTGAACCTAATGGTATATCTACAGCTGGTCCTTTTTGTGCAAATGGTAAAGATGCGGTAAAATAATCATGTTCCCATGCTCTTTTTCTTAATGTTACTAATTTATTATTTACATTTGATACAAGTTGATTACCATCTGTTAATTTATAATCAACTGGTGCAATTAAATTTTGGTCTCTATAATATTCATTATATATACATTGATATGCAGCAAATGGTAATGCATTTACTAATGTTGATGATGTGGTACTACTAGGTGGTACACCCATATAATCCATAAAATTCTTAATTTCTTGTGTATAATCTGAATATACATAAAAATTTGGTGGTGTAATTCCACTATTTGCATTTGTAATAAAACTTTCCCAATTGTTCCATAATATTCTATTAGGTACAAAAAAGTAATGCATTGTTACATCCATTCTATGCATAACTGGTGCAATCATTGGTGCAAATCTAATCATGCTTTCACATGATAAATCAAATTTGTCACCTGGTACACACTCCATTGTTAATATGGGTGTTAAATCACCCATATTTGCTGATAATTTCACATCATGTGTTAAATCAAACACATTTTTCTGTGGTTTGGTCATTTTGACCGAGTTAAATAAATTTTTTGCCATTTTTTAATGTTTTTTTGTTTATAATCTAATTCCTCCACGACTTACATAATAAGTTCGTGATACTTTACGATAACCTTTTTTACGTCCGTATGAACGTTTCATTGTTCTTCTTCGTCTCATGTTTTTTTGTTTTAATTGTTTTTAATTTGTATACCAATTCTGAATTTTTCACTACGTTCTAATAACTTTAGGGCATTTTCTAATGTTTGATTTTTAATGATTGGATAACCATTGAAAAAGATACAATAAATGTTTAATTGCATAATTTAACTTTTTTTATTTAATAAATTTTCCAGTATATGTTATTGGTTCATAAAATATCCTTAATAAATCATTTATAGTTTTCATAAAATCAGTCGATTGAGCATCTGTCATATTTAATGCTCTATTTTGTGTTTGATGTTGTAATTCGATTCTTAATTTATCTAATTCATATCTATTTCCATTTAATCTTATTCCTTGTTCCATTGCTTGACGTAAAATGTCATTTGTTTTTGCTTTTTGATTATAATCTAATTGTTGATATAATCTTGATTGTGCTATACTTTGTATATCTTGTTTTAATTTTTCTCTTGTTAATGGATTTAACTCTCTTTTGTTGTCTATATCTTGCATAAGACTTGCTACTTGTTGACCTTTCATTCTGCTTGTTTGTAATGCTCCTTCTAATAAATAAGGACTTTGGTCAATAAGATTTTCGTTTTCTAACTTTTTGCCTCTTGCTTGTTCTTGAATAAGTTGTGTAGATGCTTCTTGTTGTTTTATTTGTGCTTCTGTACCTTTAATTGAATAATAATTCATTAAAGCATTTGCTCCCATATTTGTATCTAATTTTGGCGCTACAAAATCTGGTGCTTTTTGGTCTGTACTTCGTACAACCGGACTATTAGTCATTTGTCCATATATAAGATTTGGATTTAACCCAGCTTCTTTAAATCTTTGCATTTGTTGACTTGGACTATTGTATGCATTCTGCATGTTCCAGTCCGCTAAAGCGTCTGCTCTTTGTCTATCATACATTTGTTGATTGTATCCCAACTGACGTTGGTTGTTTCTGTTTGTACTTCCTATATTAAATAGGTTACCGAGTAGTGAGGCTCCGCCTGATATTATACTACCGAGTAATGGTGCTGCTATAGGCATTGTTTTTTTTTTTTAGTTTTTTAATTTGTCACTTCGCCCTTGTTTTTTATGTGTCGCTTATTTGCTCCGCTTCGCTTTGCTTTTTTGCTTCACATTGTAAATATAGGGCTTTAGTGTCAATTAGCACTAATATATCAAGAGGTATTAGTGCTAATTTTTTGTTAAAACGTGTTTTAACGTTACTACGCGGGGCTTTGCCCCTTGTTTGTGGTGACACAAAGGTCGATTATAAATCGGCCTTTGGCTCACCACTGTTTGATTCAACTACGTTGACTCTTACATTGTCTTTATTTTCGTCGATTTTATCGACTTTATTATATTTTTGTTTTATCTCCTTAATCTCATTTGTATACAAATGAGATAATTCTTGACGTTCTGCCAAATCTAAACGTCTCCAATCTGGTAAATCGTTTTCTTCTCCGTCATATATTGGTGTTTTTATTCCATCAATAGGTAAACCTCTTGAATGTCTTTCCAATATAGTTCTTATTGACATAGTTTGGTCTGGTATTGTCATACTAGGTAAATAATTTTTTTCATAGTTTTTTGCAAATGTATTTGCATTCATTGAATGTTTTATCATAATATTCTGTTTTTTTCGGCGTCTCTATGCATTTTTTCAAATGCATATATATGTCTTTCAGACATTATTTTTGAATAATCTTCGCCTAATTCATTAATTAATTTTGTTTCTTCTAATTCTGCTTTTTGTTTTATATGGTTACTTATACGAATTTTATCAAATTCATTATATATTTTATCCTTATAATATCTTGGCATAGCTATTTTTTTATTCCCTTTTATATTACAATACATTCTTTCTTCTGTATTGTCTTTATGCCATTTAAGCATTTTTTCTGTTAAATAATTACTTCCTAAACCTTTTGACATTAGACTGAATTCTTTTTGTCTATCATCGTTATAATGCATAGGTATTTTTCCTTTTTTAGTCATATATTTTAGTGTATATCCTATGCTTGCTTCATTTACATCTCCTATGTAAATCTGTCCTAAAGGCCTCCGGTCTAATGTCCAAGCTTGTTCTACTTTTTCTTTATCTGCGTTAAATATTATTAAATGGTAATGAGGGCGCATTCGCTTAGTTCCATATTCTCCACATACATAATACTTTAATTTTTCGTTACTTAACTTTCTAAGACGTTTCATAAATTTTTGTACGTCTGCTTTATCTAAATTCATAAAACCGTTCTTTGTTATTGGTACTACTTCTGTATTATATGTTAATGTTACAAATAATGCACTTTGCGAACGCTCTCCCTCTTTTACTAACCTAAAACTCCAACTACTTGTGCGACGTTTTTTGCATGGGGGACATTTTGAACATGGTACTGGTATATAATCTCCAGTAAATTTGTCCTTTACATGAAATGGGGTTATACACTTTGTTGACATTAGAATGTAGGTGTACCATATTTAGGCATTGGTCTTACTGCCTTAATTTTATTTAATACATGACAATATAATTTTTGTGCCTCTGGGTCTTCAACTGCAAAAATTCTGCTATTTGCTTCTGGTGTACATTCTATAAATGCTTGATTCAAAGCAGGTTCTGTAGCAAATATACGACCTAAATGCCAATAATCTAATGAAGTTCTAAAATCTCCAGCTACTCTAGATGGCATATATTTGTATTCTGCATATCTTGGTACATATCCAAATGTATCTTCTGCATTAGCTGTATATGCATATAATTCTTGTAATTGTACTTCTTGTTCTCCTATATGTGCAAATGATGGCCAGAAATAATCTAATGGGTCATTTTTTAAAAATGTACGTGGAATACCTTGTTGATAAGCTGTTTTTGGCATTACAGACATAATTCCAATAATATATCCATGTTCTTCACAATAATAACTACCAGTTCT